CTAAATCGCTTGCTGAGATGATGTTGCCGCTTGCAAGCCAGAGGCGACTTCCCGAATAAGCCATCCAGTACCCAACGGGCATTTTGGTTGCGACGTTGCCTGTTTTATTCGAGCCGTCCCAGTAGCACGGCTGCGAAACGCCATCCTGCACAATAACCAGCCGATGCGATGGGGTAACGGTTACGTCCCCGCTCGAAACGATTGCGGATTGCGTCGCGATGACAAAGTTGACTTTTTTTACGTCGGCGTTGAGCCGAATATTAGTCAACCTGTACTCCGCCCAATCGGCTGGTTGCGTCAAAGGGAATGGCGCGTAGTAAACTATGCCATCAACAGCAAACACAAGATACGGTATTTCATACTCTTGTGAAGATTCGCCGCTGGGCGTGAAAATGCTTTGAGGCTTGAAAATCAGTTGCCCTTCAGCCGTTTCAATCGTTGTCGCAGCCTCGTTCTGCTTGTTCGCAGAAAAAACAATTCCGCCTTGAAAATTCCCTTTGGGCAACGAGAGCTTCATCCGGAATCCATTGCGCGTCTGACCTATGCCACCACGAATGGTGCAGTTCTGCGCCCACTTGATTTGGTCTTCCGGTAAGGCCCACGGGTTGCGAACGGAGTTGACTCCATGAATCCAGCCCGCGCTGGCTTTCTGAACGCGCCCCGAAGTGATTTGCGGACTCTTCATTAGAACATGACAGGGTCAGTCCCGTCGCCAAACGTAATGTTGTTAATTTGAGGCGTTTGCATTGCGTGACCATCGAGGCTTTCGCTTTGCGCTCGAAGATACGTCGTCGCCAACTGCCAGTAGCGTTGCGCTTGGTCGAGAAAGTCCTTATCCTCAAGGTCTACCGCATGAACAGCGGCAATGACTGCGCGAGCATTTTCGACCGGAATGTAATCAAGCGGAGACTCGAACCTTGGTGCTTTCGGCTGGTAAAGGATTCGCGCCCAAGCGCACTTTTTGCCAAGCCGGATGCGTCGATACTTCGGGTTGGTTTCGGTCGGATGATATTGACCGATGAGCGTTAGGTCATTCGACCTGCCGAAGTCTGCCGCGTACAACGAAATGAATCCGGACGTTTTCGGCTTTTCGATGTGCTCGATATTTTTGACAAGAATTGGTTTTTCTTGACTCGAAACAAAAAAGTCAAGGTCTGGACTTGTTCCTGTTGAAAACCATTTTAAGAACCCGCCAAAATCGGCTCTAGCAGCCGCGCCAACGCCTCCTCCGCCAGAGAACACGATGGTCGGCTCTTGTACATATCCAGAGCCGGAATTCGTCAACGTCAGTGAAGTCACAGAGCCGTTTAAAAAAGCCACTGCTGTGGCTCCAGACCCAGATTGACCCGACGCTGGCGTAATGGTAACCGTCAGCGGGAGCGTGTATCCGGAACCTCCGGAGGTGATGGTAATACCCGTGACTGCACCAGCGTAAACTTCTGCTGTTGCAGTTGCACCTGTGCCGCTTCCGCCAGTAATTGTTACTATCGGTGGAATTATTCCGCTATAATTTTGCCCACCATTGGTAATGTCGATTCTGTTTATTGGGCCGCTCACGGTCGCTAGTGCTGTCGCCCCTGAACCCATTTCGCTGACAATGTTGACTGATGGGTTTGACGTGTAACCTGTGCCTCCGTAAATAATTGCAAGCGAAGATATCGATGAACGCTTCAGTTTAAATTGGTTTTTGCCAGCCCGTGAAAGCCTGTAATTCGATTCTGGGGATGGAGTATATGGAAGCTCATACGTTGAATCCAGTGGTGTGAGTGCCACTCCGCTTCCATCCGAGAAGAGATAGTCCTCGCACTCAATTAGTTCAGTTGGAGCGATGGAAAAGGTTTCAGCAATAACCATTTCCATCACTCCAAGTTGAAAGCCAGTTATTTGAACAGGAGAGCCTTGAGTTGTGTATACATCAACGTCGTTTTCGTTGATTTTGATTTTATAATTCAGCGTTGGAGAAATGCCCGCCGGAAGTTGTGAGCCGGAGCCAGCCCTAAATTTAACTATCTGGTCTTGAGCGAGATAGTTTATCGATTCTGGAGTCAATCTGTTTCCGCCAAAAACAACAGCTTGAGCCGTCCCCTTCACTGCAAAATAAAGCGGGCCGTACCCTAAGTCTTGAGGTCGAATCAACCCGTATGCAAAATCCGACGTGATTTGCCAACTGTTGTAAGTGGTTGTATCGCCGGACACTTTTGTAACATTGACAACAAGCGTTCTTGTCCCTCCCGACTCTGTGTAGCTAACTACAGAGCCACTCATAAACGTCGTAGACCCAACTGGCTTTCCTACTGAAAGCACAGAAACTCCTTGACCAACTTTAAATTTAATCGGTGAGGTTTGGGCGTTGAGCAAAAACTGCAAGCTGCTAACCGATGGCGCAACTGAGGAATTTGACGTGTTTACGGTTGTTGGCGGATTGTTTGCGTCTGCAAGTGACGAATAGACAGCTATCTTGCTATCAGAGAGCTTTCTTGTGAAAAATTGAGTTGACGAGTTTATTTGCCCTGCATCCGGCGAAGTGTTTGCGTCAGTTACAAGCGTTTTTGGGAACGAGTAGTCAGTGTCAAAATACGTTGTCATCCCTTGACGAACCCAAGAAAAGTCTCCTATCCAGTTATTTGTGAATCCAATGCCAAATGTTCTCGATATGACTACGTTAAATTCGCCTGTTGCAGAAGAAGTTATATTGACATCGCTGAAGTCAATATTTTTTACCGTAAAGGTTCCGCTGGAATCAAATGGGGTTTCAGCGCGATATGTGACTCCTTGAATGAGTGGACTTGGAAGCGTTCCGGTTGAAGAGAACTGAACGAACATTCCAGTTGATGGACTGACTGCAACGGCTGGAATGGTAGTGTACCCAGTCCCCTGAGTTATGACATCGACGGCAGTTATTTTCCCAGTCGCAGAATCCACAACTGCGCTTGCGCTCGCTCCGCTTCCGGTCGTTCCGGCAACAAGCAATGCTGGTGCGTTTGTATAGCCGGAGCCAGCATTTGTTATTTCATATTCTGAAATAAAGTTTGTTGTTATTGAGCATTTTGCGTAGGCAAACGAACTTGGGAATATAGTATCGTAAGTTAACGCTGGCGAAGCGGTTAATACAAGCGATGTTATTGGGGCATTCTGAGCGTTAAGTATAAAAATCTTATTATCAGTCGCGCTTGCATAGTATCCAGTTGAGGCGGAAAATGCAGTTATTCCTGCCGATATTAAAGTGGCTAGGACGTTTGTTGAGTCGCTTGCTTTGAAATATAGATTTACATTTCCTAAAAGGTCGGTTGTATTGCCGCTTGCGAGAAGCGATGATATTATTCCAAGCGATATTGTTATTTCAATATTAGTTCCAGCCGTTGGTGCTGGAGTTATTGTAAAATTTGGTGAATTGATAGCGGATATAGTTGCATTTGCAGCTATGCCAGTTCCAGAAACGCCCATCCCAACTTTTAATTTTGAGACGTTAAATCCTTCTGGAGTGGTATTTATACCACTTACGACGCCACCTGAGCCAATGTTGCCTGTAACTTTAATTGAATCAACAGATGGTGGGGCTTGTATTGTTATTGGCATCTCCGCTACGCACCCAACATTTGCAGCTTTCGGGGCAGTCGTGGCATTGCTGTAAACAACATCAAATGTTTGAATTACTTTTCCAGATACATTGCTTACCGATACACCAGAGTAAGGCCCAAATGATACAGTTTGTGCTGTAAAGCCTGATGTTACAGTGTTGTTGTTTATTGCATTTACAACCTTCTGAGCCAGCGAGCTAGTTGTTTCAGAGCTTACATAAGAAATCGACGATGCAATTAGCTCTACATTTGCACTGCTTTCGCGCAAAACAGCCCTAAAGTTTAAAATGTTCCCGCCAGCAGTTGGCGAGGCAGCAAAGATATATCTTGGGGAGGCTGATTGCTCAATTTCAATTCTTGGCGTGTATCGATAGCCAGAGCCTCCTGACGTTAAAGTGATTGCATTGACGGGTCTGGACTCAAGAACAGTGTTTACTGAGGCAATCGCAGCGGCTCCCGTCCCATAACCATACAGGTCGATTCGGGTCACAGACTGGCCTTGCACAACTGCCCTTGCACGCGCATGGAACGTGGCATTCCCAATGAATTTAACTGTTGGCAACGATGTCGCTGAGTATTTCGTCCCACCATTTGTAACCTTTACAAATCCAACATATTGCAGACCAGTGGCTGGGTCTGTCTTCATTACGGCCTCAGCGGTCGCTTGAGTTCCAGTAGGGTCGTTTGGCGATTCGATTTGAACGATTGGTGCTCCCGTGTACCCGATACCTCCAATGTCGTCAAACTTCACGGCAGGGACGTTTGTATAACCACCTCCACCTGAAACAATTGATGCAAATGTCACTGGCCCAGTGACAACAGCGGTTATCTCTGCGCCTTGCCCAGTCGCTGGATTTATGCTTATGCCGCTGGCGGATATGTTTGAAACTTTACCCGCGCTGGATTGCGCCGGAATGAGTTTCGCAACGCTATTCTGCCCACTGCCCGTAGTGGTAAATACGATTGGCTTTTCACCCGACAAGGAAGCCTCGTAAGATTCATGCAGCGTGACGTTTTTTCCGTCAATCCTTCTTGCGTAGTAGTTCTGACCGCTCAATAACGGCTCTGGGAGCGAGCCTCCAGCAGAGTACGCTTGAACCAAATCGCCAGTCGAAAATGGGGCGTCGAGCGTGAATTCCAGCGTTGTTTCTGGGGCAATCGGATTGCGAACAACGATTGTGCTGTTGTTTTTGCTTCCGCTTAACAGTATGCGATTGATGTCGTTAGATGCGTCCGAAGATGTTTTGTAAACAACAATGTTGTAAGCGTCATCGAGGATTCGCGCAAAGTATACCGTTTCCGTTGCAAGGGGAGCCGGAAGCTCAAGGTTCGATATCTTTTCAAACCGCACTTCCGTGCCTGTTTGGATTTTCGGAAAGATGCTTCCAAATGCTGTCGCCGCTGGAAGATACAATGCAGTCGAAACCTGCACTGAGCGTGTATTTTCAAAGTCTCCAAGCACGTTCGCGTTGAGGTTGTTGCGAAGGTCGGTGATTTGAATTCCGTTGATGCCATTCTCGGCATCCAGTTGGGATTGATGCAGTGTTACCGTGCTGGCGGAAGGCGTTCCGATGTAGTAGTTACCGTTGTTGCTCAACGGCTTTGGCGTAGTCGTTACAAACGTAATTTTTGCGAGTGTACCAGCAACAAAGTTGTGCGAGCCGGACTGTGCTGTAAACTCGTAAAGCGGCTTTGTCTTTGCCGACCGCAACAGAATGTTGACGCTGTCCGGCTGAATCAGCCCAAGCGGGAAGTCGGATATGGCATGAGCCGTAACGTAAAGCCCGTCAACGCCCTCTCCTGCTTCTGTTTGCGTCCTAAGAGCACGATTGTTCCCGTCATATCCGATGACGCGCAGCCGAACCCCGACATCACTTTCGTGCTCTGCAATCGCAATGAGTTGCGAAGGCTGGAGGATGTCCATGACAACGGGAACAAACCCACGGTCGTCCCACGCCCACGAAACGGGCGAGTACATCCCGCCTTTGTTGATATGGTACTGAAATAACCTGCTGCGAAAGTAAAGCGGCGAGCCGTCAGTGTTTACAGCGAGAGGGACTTCGATTCCACGCGGGAGCGTGACGCTCATCCCATCCCATCCGGTGCATACGTCCACCTGCGAAATCAGGTGGTGGTAGTGACCGGAATCCATAAGACCCTGAACGGCTTGCGACAGCTTCCGGTAAATCCGGTTGCTGTCGGTCGTCGCCAGAATCTCAGAAATCTCGTCGTAAATCTCTGAGACAAACATGGTTACTTGTAGCTGCCTTCTTCAGCTATGGATGCCAAAAACTCTTCGTCAGCCTTTTTGCGCCCTCCCTTGTCCTCCATTTCCATTTCCTTCTCTCCTCCCTCATCCTCCATCTCCGGAGCGGCAGCTTGACCTTCGAGCATTGTTGCGAACTCGCTGAGGCCCGAAGAGAGGTTCTTGATAACGTCGTAAATCGCCATGAACATCGCTTTTGGGATTTCGATGGTCTCCCCACCTTCCGCGCCCATTCCAGCCCCTTCTGGGGGCATCCCTGCTCCTGCTGGAGGCATTGCTGCGCCCATTCCCGAATCCATCCCTGCTGCCGGAGCAGCACCCATAGCCATTTCGTTCTGTTTCATATTTTTTGCTTTTAAGATTTCCAGACCCTTACTTTTATCGTTGGTGTAGTTAATGTTACGTTTGAAGCTGTTGAGTTTCGTATTACAACAATCACAGTGTTTGCGGTGTGAACGTGAGCCGTTATTTGCAAGGCAGTCGCGTCTGTATTCCCAGCCGAAACACTTAGCGATGCAAGCGCAAAGTCCTGCAATGCGGCATTTGTAACAGTAATCGAGTATGTTTTTTGAGTCCCAGCGTTAATGGTTACAGTCGCTTGAGAGGATGTCGTTTCGTAATATCCCTTTGATATAACGCCAGCGTTTGCCTGAGATAGTGAAGAAAAATTTATATCTGTTGGGCCTATCGTAATGCCATCAACAATTGCAAGCTCCAAATTCGACTGAATACCACCATTTGCAAATATAGAATAGCAATTCAACTCTGAAGCTGCTGTAATCGAGAAATCTCTCAGAGTGGTTGTGTTATGCTGATATTTAATTAAGTCTCCATTTGCGCCAGTTCCAGACAATATTTTAATTGTTGGAAGCGTAGTTTGCTTTATAGACAAAACAGCCGCTGGAGTGTCCGTTGTTCCAATCGCAACCTCTCCGGCTGCGTGTATTATAAATGGCGTGATATCTCCGGCTACGTCATTTACTATTAATGATTTTCCAGTTCCTTGATTTGTTATAACAACGCAATCGGATGTTGCGGTCGTCGCGTTGGATATGGTCAGCGACGAGCCAGTTCCATTCGTTGAAATGGTCAACGCTCCGGACATTGTGTCCCCAGTTTTTAAAACGGTTGTACCCCCCTGCGTTATCGTTCCGGCACTCGTCCCAAAATTTGCTGAAATAGTTCCGCTGCTGGTGATTGTGCCTCCGCTTAATCCCGACCCAGCCGTTATACTGGTGACTGTCCCAGTCCCACCTACTGTCGTTGGTGTCCATGCTGTGCCATTCCATGCCAGAATTTGTCCGGTTGTTGGCGCAGTTGATGCCACCGACCTGCCCTGAATCCTCACAACGCTTGCTGTAGCGTCGCCAGCGGATGCCGTAACATCGCCAGACAAAGATGTTATACCTGCTTTTGTTTGAGTGCTTGCATCTTGGTTAAAAAATATACCTTGTGAGCCTACAACTAAAAGTCCACCCGAAATGAATGTTGTGTATGCTTCAATGAGTCCATTGTTGAAAATATTCAGTACGGTTGTTCTTGTTCCTGAATTATCAATAGAAAATCTTACAACCCCGTCAGTTGTTTGTCCAGTTCTATTGCAAACATCTAAAGCAAAAGTGCTTGTCGCAACGCCAATCCCAACGCGACCGGATGCGTCAATCACAAAAGGTGTCGCATCGCCAGATACGTCATTTACTATTAATGACCTGCCAGTCCCCTGATTGGTTATTACAACGCAATCAGACGTTGCTGTCGCAGCATTGGAAACCGTCAATGAAGTACCTGTTCCCGTTGTTGAAACGGTCAACGCTCCGGACATTGTGTCCCCAGTTTTTAAAACCGCTGTTCCGGCAGCAAGATAATCAGTTCCGGCGACTGCTGCTGTGAAAGCTCCTGTTCCGTTGCCCTTTATTATGCCTGTGAGTGTCGTCGCTCCTGTTCCGCCATTGGCAACGGCTACCACGCCAGTTACGTTCGATGCTGTTCCAGTCGTGTTTTGATTCAGAGTGGGCACATCTCCGGCTTGGATTGCCGAAAGAACTACGTTTGCCCCAGTTCCGCGAAGGTATTGACCCGATGTTACTGCTCCTGCCAATGCGTTAAGCGCAGCTTGCTGAGTTGTCGCTCCCGTCCCGCCAAGCGCAATGCCCAATGTGCTGAATACTGGCATCGCGCCAATCGCTGCTGGCGTTATCGTTTGATTCGATGCGGATGTGATTCGGCCTTTTGCGTCAACGCTAAAAGCCGGAACGGAACTGGCTGAACCGTAGCTTGCAGCCACAACGCCAGTGTTTGCAAGCGTTGCTACAACTGAACCAGAGCCACTTGCAATGACATCTCCGGTCAGTGCGGTAATGCCTGCGTCAGTGTCGGCGGATGGTGCCCATTGGGTTCCATTGTACTTCAAAACCTGTCCATTCACTGGAACGGTCGCGGAAACATTAATTCCACGAATCCTCGCAACCGTTGCAGAGGCAGAGCCGTTTGAAGCTGGAGTTGCTGTAACATCGCCAGTCAGCGACGTTATTCCGGCAACCGTCTGTATTGTTCCGTTTGCAAATCCAATTCCAAGCGGGCTAACGTAAAGTGTGTTTTCACAAGTTATCGTGCCGGATACATATAGATTTCCAGATAAACCTACATTGTAGAATTGCGAACTGCCTTGGCTATCGCGACTTACAATAGTATTTGGAGACGCTTCTGATGCATATCCCCGCCATACAAGCGTTTGCGAGCCAGCTTGTTGAGAAACCAAAACCTGACTTGCAGAAGTTGCAGCTGGAACTGCAATAACGCGAGAGTCTTGGAACGCTCGCAAAAAGTAACACATCAATCCCTCGCCCGCATTGCGAGGTATTCCAAACACGGTCGCCTGTTGGTTTACATCACACGTTGACCAAACAACACGCCCATCGACAACGGTTTTTGTGATGGTTCCGTAAAGCGCGGAGGTCAGGTTGCCGAGGATGCTCGCAACACTCTCCTGAGACACAATGGGATATGGAATATCCTGTCTGCAAACATCTGATTCACAACTCATAACAACTCCTGATTTTTGTTGTGACGCTCAAGCAGCGTCGCGATTGGCAATCCTTTTGAAAACTCGAAATGCGGGGCATCGTACAGCCCCTTGAAAGTTCCTCCCCACGTCAATCCGTGCTTCTCAGCAATCGCGCCAACTCGACGATGCACGATGTCAGCGGTTTTCGGTTCAACTCCGTCGAGATACGTTTTCCCGCGAAAAACGCCACAGTCGATGGCTAGGCCATAATTGTGGTAGCTCTGACCCGCCTTGGCGTTGGTGACCCTCGGAAGGCTTTTGTTGGTGCGTCCTTGAGCGTATAGAGCGTCCTGCTCGGCAAATGTTCGCAAGCTGGAAATGGCTCGATACTCGACGCCGAGTTCCGCCGCAATCGATTGAGCCTCAATCAAAAAGTCGCGAAAGCGTTGTTGCACTTTTGGGTGCAGCTTCGCGAGATTCTTCTCAGAGCGTTCGTCCATTACCGTTCAGCGAGTTCCGCAACACGTTGCCAAAGTCTCTCCCTGTCTTTCTCGCAAGCCTCAGCCCTCGCTTCGACAGCGTCAATGCGCTTATCTGCTTTCCCCTCAGATTCTTTCAGCCGAGCGGCGAGCCACCATATGCCCCCACCAAGAACGGCTGCAATCGGGCCTTGAGCAATCAGACTTTCAAGGATTTTTTCCATTTCCCTCCTTGCGAAGAATCTGGATGGCTGCGTAAACGCTTGCCCCAGCGGTAACTATGCTTTCGGCAGCTTCCGGCCTTGCTTTCGCAGAAAAAACCGTAATCAGTGCAACCAGCCCTCTCCATGTCGAAGGCTCTAACAGTCTGTCAATGAGGTATTTCATATTAGCTACAGTTCCAACGTCTTAAACTTGCTCTTGCCCGCTCGGCTGGCCCCTTTGAATTACGAACCACACCTTTCATTCTGGCGCAGAACGACTTCTTGCGCCCCTTGTCTGCCTTGGTTTTTGGATTTGGTGCCGGAGCCTTGAGGTTGCTCCCCGTCGCACGGTTGTAAGCACGACGCCCCTTCTCTGTCAATCCCGCTCCACGCGAGACTGGCAACTTCTCTCCGTCGCCAACAGAAAGTGAAACCTTACTCATTGCACATTAACGGGTTGCGGAGGCTCAATAAAAGAGCCGTCTTCCTGAAGAATCCATCCCTTGGCAAGTGTTTTTCCTTCAACATTCACGAACTTCATGCCTTCCGGAGCGGGATAAACGCCTTGTCCATTCCATCGAATTATGTTTGCGACGGTGTTGTCAGAAACCCTCACAACTGCCCATGAATTGGCTTTTTGCATATTAATTGTAACAGATGAATATGATGAAACCTTGCCCGCCATCTCCACCATCTCCACCATAATACGGATTGCTTGTGTCTGGAGTTGTCCCACCAATCGCCCCTCCGCCTCCGCCTCCGCAGCCAAAATGACCGTCTGCGCCGTTTCCAGCGCGATATCCAGTCATCGGAGAAGGCAGTGGAATGTTGAGGCTGATATCGCCCGAAGCTCCACCTGCCCCGCCCAAAAAGTTGAGCGAATTGAAATCCACGTCTCCAAGAGACAGCGTCGGCAATGGAAGTGCATCCTGCGCTCCAGAAGTCGCTTTCCCTTGGTATTCAAAAAGCGTGTTCGTGGTATAATCAAGATTTGGGAACTTTATGTTTGTTATTGCCCCACCGTCATTTGGCGTTGTCGAGATTCCTGCGCCGGATGAGCCTGAAACGCTTATCGGGCGACCGACATTGTTTTGCCCTGTATAAATGCTTGGATTGCCAACGCCATAAGTCCCGTTCCCTCCTTGCGTTAGAGTTGACCTCCAGCTTGCTGGGAATGAAAGATTGCATTGACCTGCACCTCCGCCCCAGTTTCCGCCTTGAGCACCAGTCGTGTTTAGTGCTGCGGGTTCTGCATATTTACCCAAGTCACTTAAAGTCCTGTTGACACCATACCTGTTCATCTTCAGGTACGTTGGCATACCGTCTCCTCCGTCCGTTGCAGTTTGTCCTGTGTAGGTCGATTGACCTACGCCGCCAACCCCGCCAGCCCCAATTTCAAACTCAAATGTTGCATTATCGATTGGAATTTTTTGCAAGAACTCAGAAAGTCCAGCACCTCCTCCACCTCCGCCATAAGCTGCGCCTCCATTTGACCCGTTCATTGAGTCCATCCCGCCGCCTCCTCCGCCAGCCCCAGAACAAACGTAAATGTCTGCCCATGCGTACCCTGCGGGCAACGACACTCCGTACTGAATGCCAACCGTCGTGTAAGCAACCATCGCTATCGCTCCAGCCGCTGCGGAAGAAGGTTGCCATTCTTGGGTTGTTGCATTGTATTGCAAAACCTGACCGTTTATTGGCGTATTCGCAGATAGCAGCGTGCCTCTAAGTTTTGCAACTGTTGCAGTTACGGAGCCAGTGCCAGACGCTGTTACGTCGCCAGTGAGTGCCGTGATTCCGCTTCCGCCACCAGTGCTCGCAATCGTAATCGTGCCGTTGCCGTTCGTGATGGTGATGTTCGACCCTGCTGTCAAGGTTGCCTTACTCAATCCACCAGCGGCATTGCCTATCAAAAGTTGTCCGTTTGAATAGGTCGTTTGACCAGTGCCCCCATTCGCAACAGCAAGCGTTCCTGCCAGCGTCAGCGTGCCGCTTCCAGTTATCGGGCCGCCGCTAAACGTCAAGCCAGTAGTTCCGCCGCTTGCATCGACCGATGTCACCGTTCCGCTGCCGCCTCCAAGCGTCGTTGGTTGCCACTGCGCGTTGACAGAATTCCATGCGAGCACCTGTCCAGAAGTTGGCAAGGTTCCAGCAACCGCTCTGCCCTGTAATCTCACAACAGTCGGGGACGGCAGCGTGCCGGATAGGTCTCCGCCAGCGACAAGCGTCGTGAGCGTGTTGTTGTCGCTGAATTTAATCCCGCCAGCATCAACAACTAATGCGGCTGATGCATCGGGAGTAACCCCAATCCCAACTCTACCCGAAGCCGAAATGGCGAATGGTGTCGCATCGGGAGTTGTCGAATCTTCGACAACCAAACAATTGCCTGTCCCTAAGTTTGTTATGCGAACTGCCGCTGCTGTTGATGCAGTGTTGTTGAGGTCAACCGTCAGGCCGATTCCAGTCCCAGTTGCATTTTGCGTTGCTGAAATCGCTGCCCCTGAGCCAGTTGTCTGCGTAACTCCAAGAACTGCTCCTGATGTTGAAGCTGAAATTCCTTGTGCAGCAGAAAACGAATTTATTGCGTTTGTTGCTGCAACAGAACGCGTTGCGGTTGTCCCGCGATACGAAAGAATATCTCCTGCAATATAAATATCCCCTGACGTTGGAGATGTCGGTGCAGTACCCGCGCCAATATTCAATCCGGCATTGCTCGTGGTGGATGCTGGCGTATTCAACTTACCAGTCATCGTGTCTCCAGCCTTCAAAACCGTGGTGCCTCCCTCTGTTATTTTGCCAGTTGTAGTCCCGAAGTCCGCTGCAACCGTGCCAGAAGTCGTTATCGTCCCGCCAGTTAACCCTGTCCCTGCCGTGATGCTTGTTACCGTGCCGCTGCCTCCGCCAGTTGCTGCGGTCGTTTGAACCGTGCCGTCACTGAACTTAATGCCTGTCGCATCGAGCTTTAACCCAACAGTTGCATCTGGGTCTGTCCCTATCCCAACGCGCCCACTTGCCGAAATAACAAATGCAGTTGCGTCTGGGTTTGCTTCATCCTCTACCCTAAATGCTTCTCCTGTGCCAGTTTGCGTTATTCTTACTGCCGTGGACGCGCCTTGAGCAGTAAAGGTTGCAGCTTCACGAGTTCCCGTATTTGAAACTGAGAGTACAGCAGATGCATTTGACGTTGAGCCAATGACTTGCGGCTGGCTGAACGTATTCTGCTGCGTTAGCCCTGCCGCATTGAATGTGGATGTACCTGCTCTCCAAGACAATCGGCTCTGGTTGGAAATCCAAATGTCGCCGGAGGCAAGCGTTGACGGACTTCCTCCAGAGAGGGGCGCACCGATGTTGAGCTTGGCCTCAGTGTCGGTCGCAGCGACAGTGAGCTTCCCTGTCATTGTGTCGCCAGCTTTCGCGACTGCGCCCAATGCAGTCAAAGCTGCCGCTGCGGTCGTTGCGCCAGTGCCCCCATTCGCAACATTCAGCGTCCCCGCAAGCGTTATCGTTCCGCTCGTCGTTACGGTTGGGTTCGTTACTGTAAACCCCGTTGTTCCAGCGGATAACGTGACGCTTGTCACCGTTCCCCCTCCACCGCTGCTTGCAGTTGGAGCCCATGCTGTCCCATCCCACGCGAGAACTTGTCCTAAAGTTGGCGCAGTTGCAGAAACCGCTCTGTTTTGAATGCGAGCTACAGTTGCTGTTGAAGCTCCAACGCCAGAGGTTGTTACGTCTCCTGTGAGCGATGTGATTCCTGCTGTTGACTGAACTGAATTGTCTCCAAACGTAAGTGCCCCTTGAGTGAAAATTCCTCCAGTATCGACTCGCAACGCATGAGATGAATTTGGCGTTAATCCAATTCCGAGATGTCCATGGTGGGAAATTGAAAGAAGATTAGCACCGACAACAAGTGCGTATCCATTTCCAGATTGCGTTATTGACAGCGCAGCTGAATTGATGTTTGTGGCGATTGCCAATGCGCCAGACATCGAGTCTCCGGCCTTGAGCACCGCAGTTCCTCCTTGCGTTACTGTCCCATTCGTCGTCCCGAAGTTCACCGCAATCGTCCCAGACGATGTAATCGTGCCGCCCGTAAGGCCCGTGCCAGCAGTGACGCTCGTTACGGTGCCAGTCCCTGATACAGTCTTTGGCTCCCAAACGCTTGTCGTCGCATTCCACGCAAGCAGTTGATTTGCAGTCGGCGCAGTCGCAGAGATGTTGCGCCCTTGAAGTTGCGTTGCATTCCCGCTTGCTCCGCCGCCCTGCGCGAGCACGGTCAGCAAATCGACGACGAGCCCACGGTACTCTGCGGTGCCGAGAATGGTTGGGATTTGGATTGTCAGACCAGTCGCTTGTTGAAGCAAATCAACAACATACTGCCGAAATTGAGCGGTTGAGTAAATTGGCATGGCAGCAAAAAAATGATGTGACTTGACGGCTGGCATTTCTGCCAACCGTCCATGTCACACCACTTTAGATGGTGCAGGTCGTCACACCGAGGTTTTCGCCGCAACGCTTGTAAGCGATTGCCACTACGTTCTGCGGACGAACAGGCTGATACGCACGCTGAATCTGGTAGATGTGCTGCCCAAAGTCGCCGTACATATTGCAGTCGTTATCACGGAAATACGTCCACTCAAGCTCGCCAGAGAACAACTGAGGAGCCCACTTGAATGTGCCCTCGCCAGTGTAAGATTCTGGAATCAAACGCTTAAACGAGTCTCCGCCGATAAGCAACGCGACTTCATACGCAGCAGAAACCCACGCAGAGTTCCGGCGTGTTGCAAAGCCATTGGTTGCAGACACTTTCGTAATTGGGTTGATGAACACCGGATATCCATTCGCATCGATGGTATTGAACCGCAGAGGCTGCTGGTCAATGCCAAACGCAAAGCCACGATAGCCTTGGAATTGATACCCTTTGATGGACTCTTCGCCCAGCTTGAAAGAACCAGCCGACAGGTAGTTAAGGTCTTCCTTCACGTCTGCGTCATTACGCAATTTTTCGATTGCATCAGCAGAAGCGATAACGCGGAAGAACTCTCCCTCAGCCGTGGAGAACGGCTCTGCCAACATTTCCTCACGAAGGAAACTGCCGATGCGATAAAGCGTGCGGAAGTTCAAATCGCCAGTTGGGAGATTCGTCGTCGCGCCATAGGTCGTGTTGAGGGCTTGCATATCCCCTCGGACGCAGTTTCCGAAGGTTTCAGCAGCTTTGACGACGTACTTGATTCCGCACATCTTCTGGAGTTGGAAGCGAATGTCCGCATTGATGATTTGCAGAATCGTCTTCTCCAGAGAGATTTGCGCTTGCAGGTAGGCGTTCTTGAAAGCCGTTCGAGCGGTCTTTACGCAAACGCGGGGGCCGCGTCCGCGCAGCGTTTCAAGCTTGAACGAATACTCGGTCGAGCCAACGTCATCAGGCGTTGCGCCGATGCCGCACATCGAAATGTCATCCGTGAACGTCGGCGAAGCGATGTTCGATACGGAGTTTGGATACGACATTTCCTGCACGACGCTCCGTACAGTTTCAGAAACATTCGGCAACGTCCCCCCGTCGAGCACGTTGATGAATGGGCTCTTGCGAGCAAGCGTCTTCGCAATTTGACCAACGATACGGTTGGTGTCTTTGGCTGCGAAGTTGTTGGCTACGTCAATATTGATACAATCGTTAGGCATATGATTTTAAGAGAGTTAGAGCTTTTTGCTTCGTTCGCAAAAAAATGGCGCGATACAAAGCGGTGCCATCGATGATGGCAGTTTGGTTCACGCCCACGGCACGCTTGGGCAGTTGTTGCGGCCTGATTTGCAGGTCATTTTGACACCTGCGAGTCGCTCCCATTCGGAGGGAGTGCGCCGAGCTATTTCTGGAACTAGCTCAAACCTCGATTGAGGTCAATAGGCTTTTTTGATGAATCGACAAAAAAATAACCCCCGCCCCAAAAAGGAGCGGAGGTTGATTTGCTTCTCAGCCTAGAAAACTGGGATTGCCAAATCGATGTGCGGGATATGCCCACTAGCTTGCGCCATCCTGCAAAATGCCTCATCACCAGTAAGTTCTGGTTGAGGCGTGAAGAATTGAAACGGCTTGTTGTCAATCGCTCGCGCAGGGAATGTCTTTATAATGTCCTGAAGCGCACTGCGATGGATGAGCATACAGTCGCTGCTAGTCCATTTTACACCTTCAACGCGATTCGGAAGAGCATCAGCCATTTCTGCTCGGATGGCTGAATCGGCTTTTAAGAGTCCATTGCGAGGTGAGCCAACAAGCGCACCCACAACGGTTTTCCCAGCCGCAAACATTCGCTTTAAAACGTGACGCTCTAAAACATCGTCAGAGAATGTTTTGGAACGCTCAACAAAAAGCCCGCGCAGCACTCCCGCTCGCCCAACAGCGGGCGTGTATTGCTCGCCGAGCAGGAAGAGCCACTGGCTTTCAGCTTCCTTGAGGAATCGGTCGCAGATGCTGTTTTTCGCGTCGTGAACAGTGTCCTGCGAGAACTCCCAATCAATCCGCAACCGCTCCTTGCCACAATCAACAGCAAGAGCCAGCAATGCGATGAGCGTGCGCTTGCTCGCTTCATGCACCCAAGGAAGGCCCAGCGTTATTTCGCGCCCTTCCCAGTCCGGCGTGAATCGATTGTTGCCGCGCTCGGTTTTCGACTCGTTCATCGCGAGTGATTTGCGCTTTCGCTCAACGGGCTGAGGCTCCGGCTCTGGCTTCACTTCAGGTTCCGGCTCTGGCTCTGATTCGGCTTGAGGCTGAGGCAATGCTTCTTGTTCTGATTCAGGCATTTGCACTTCATCAAAATCTGTTCCAAATGGGTTAAAGGAAGGCTCTTCGCCTTCTTTCATGTCTTTTGTTTTTGTACGAATTATTTTCATGGTTGTATTTATCTCTCTGCTTCACTCAGCCCTGCCTCGATTGCATCAAGTGAATTCATGCTAATCCTCGATGCAGAAGACACTTGCGGTTGAGCAACAACAGTTGATGCGTTTGACTTCGGCATCCGGCCCGCTCCGCTCACGGCTCCCATCCGCCCGCGAAGTTGATTCAACTCGGCGAGCAACGAAGCCTTTTCCTTCTGCTCGACCTCCAACTGGTGCGTCAGAATGTGCGAGAGCGTCGCCGCTGCTGCAACCGTCGCTGCATCCTTCACCGTCTTCGGGTAGAGAGCAGACATATACTTGCCCTCCAAGTCCTTAACGTATTCGTTGTGCGAGTTGATTTTCGCAAGCTCTTCTTGAGAAGCATTTTGCGGGACTTCTTTGTATCTGAAGGCGGGAATGTCCTTGGTCAGTTCGTCAACGTGCTTCCAAGCCTCTTCGTGGTTTTTGTTAAAGTTCTGTTGGAACTCCTCCATCTTGTTTTTGTACCACCCATCCGCATTCTGCTTTGCGTTTTCAATCTCGGACTGCATCTCGGCTTCGATGTCATCGAGTTGCGCCAGCGCGTTTTCGATTTTTCGAGCGTCGAGATAGGTCTCTTCGGAAGCAGCCAGCTTGTCGATGACGTTGGTTTTCCACCATGACAACGGAACCTTGCTCGGCCCGCCCACGTTTTGAATCGCAGTGATTGTCTCATCGCTCGCTTTCCACTTCTTGAGCAGCCCGTAAATCCCTTGCGATGCCTTGTCGATTTGGTCAGAGAACTTCTGCCGGAATGATGGGTCATTTTGAATGTCGAACGTCGCCTTGAACTTTTTGAGTTCCTCATAGTCCTCCGGCGCAGTCGTTTGCGGTTGCCCCTTTTCAAGCTCCGCGATGCGCTGCCTAAGCTGTTCTGCTTCAGCGGCTTGCTTTTTGTACGTCGCGGCTGCTTCTCGGAGCCTCTGCCAGTTCGAGCGATTCTTCTCGCTCATGCCCTCCGGCTCTGCGATTGCAGCGATGTCGTCGTCAGGCGTTTGCTGTTGTTGTTGAGGGGGCGTTGGCTGCTGAGATTCAGCGAGCTTCTGAGCCTGTTCAGCGAGTCCTCCTTCCGACGTGTTGTCGCCTGACGTGCCGGAATTAGCCGCTTCGGCAGCATCCAGCATCGAGTCGATGTGCGAATCTAAATCTGCGCTGATTGGTTCAGCATCGAGATTTTCTACCGTAAAATCATCTTCGGCTCCGTCCATAATTACATCTGCGCGTGTTTGGTTCCCCCGTCGTTGTCTTCATCCTGCGCTTTAAGCAGCCCCATGATAATGTCCACGGCTCGCTCGTAGCCCTGTTTGTATTTTGCCTCCAAGGCAACCTCTTCAATGTTAGTGCCTAAAACAGGCGGGCACTGCGATTTAAGAAACTCGACGAGCTTCCCTTTTGCTTTTGCGTTGTAATCGCGCAAAAGCGTTGTGTCTTCTGGTTTCCACATATGTGTTTATACTGCTGATGTTTGCGGTTTTGGCGGATTGGAAATCTCCGAAATGACTTGATTCTGCGATGGGCCGCTTTGGTTTGTATACGCCTCTCCAGCAACTCCTTGCATTGCTGCGCTTGGGCGACGCGGAGCACCTCCGCCTCTTGGAGGAGCGGCTGCTGGCTCGATATCTGGCGGCGGCGGAACATTTTGCCCGCGCTGAATCTGTTGCGCGGCCAGCTTGTAAAGCTCTTTGAACGGCTCCAACTGCTCGCGAGGTGCTCCTTTGGCTTCGGCGTTTTGAATGTGCTGCGCGAAATGTCCAAAGGCCGCGACGAGCGGCATGATTCCCTCTGGCGGAAGTCCGTTTGGCGGAATGTTTTGAATCACCGGAGCGAGCTTCGCAGCCATCGTGTTGAGGTGAACCATATCATTGTCGCGAGGAGAAATCGGGACTTCCTGACCAGCGATAATCGATTGCAACTCAATAATTTGCTGGCGAGTCGCTTCGATTGCAATCGCCTCAACAGAGTCTTTCGGAAGGATGACTTCGTTTGCAATGGTCTCGCCCAGCTTGCGCGTCCAATCCAGCTTCATCAACTTGTCTTGGTCGATGTTCGGATTGCCCATGTACTTGGTAATCATCAGGTCGAGAATCTGCAAATCCTGAGCCGTCGTATCTGGGTTCAGTTCAGCGGCTGGCGAGAATGCCATGAGCAAAATGTCAGACGGAGGCAGGTTGCGCTCCATCATCTGATAGCAACAGTTGACCGCATCTTCGTCGAGATGACGCGGCACCTCAAACGCCACAAGGAACGGAGGCATCTGCATTGAAGACTGCTCGAACGCATCGACCACCTCACGCCTCGCCCAAACAGCATTCGGGTCAACCTGCCTCGCCAAATCGACTTTCAGTTTGAGGTCGGCAGCAGCTTTAATGTGCTCTGGATGGGCGATGCCGCGCTGCATCCGCTCGACAGCGAGCGAGAACTGCCGCGAGAAGCGCGTCAGGATGCCTTCGCGAATCTGGTTTTCGATGGAGGCGATGCGATTGATTTCCGAAGCCGTTTTAGGGTCGCCTTGGTTCATCGCCGACGACGGCAAGAACGTACCAATCTGGATTTCAGCGAGTCTCGATTGGAAGTTGTCGAGCATGATGAAGTCCTGAATGTCGGCAGGAGGCGACTGTGGGATGACTTCGTAACCTTCTGAAACTATTGCGATTGGGTTGCTAACCGTGAGAGGAGCAATGTTTGGCTTTGCAAGCGGCCCCTTCTTTAGGAGCAGCAAAGAGCGCACTAAAGTGTTGTCAACTACAAGGTTGCGCGACTTGTCGATGGCGACGTGCGTGTTGTAAAGGTCGCGCCCAACGCCGCGAGAAGACATCAAGTTCCCATTCCCGATATCGACAGAGAAGAGCGCGAGCGCGTCCGACATCTTTGCGTAGCGGTCAAGCTGGGTGCAGATTTCGTCGCCCGTTTTGTCGTCAACGAGGTAGCGAGAGACGCGCCCATGCGGCTCACGAACAACGACCTCGCCCAAGTCAACGTACTTTGCATCCGACTCGTAGGAAGCCCCGTAACTGCCCTCACGAATCCAATCTTCGACGCGGCGGGCGTCGTCGTTGCTATCGAGCGAGCGGCCTGTTGGCGTCGCGCTGTTGATGGCTTTGATGAGGTTTTTGAGGTGCCATCCCGCCATCACCGAAATGTCCGGAACCTCCAGCACGGGCAACAACTCGGCGATGAGATACCGACGCTTGCGTGCAAAAATGGGCGTCGCATCAGACACTTGCGGCTGCTCGACGGAAAAGAAAACGTAGTCCTGCCGGAGGAAGTCGGGCTTCCAGTCGCGCAAATCGTCCCAAATCAACGCACAATAACCAAAGACCGTGTTTTCATGCACAACCTGCGCCACAAGGTCATCAAAGCCGCGCCAAGCCCGAATGCACTTGGTTATCTCTTCGCGGAAGATTTTCGTTTTGCGCTCCGAGTCAACCGACTCGATAGGGTACTTTGCAAACGTCAGGGAAGCAGCCTGTTCCACCGTCGCCTTGAACGGTGCCTGAACGCGGCCAGCCATCGTCGATAGGAATCCGGTCGGGCGATTACTGCGCCAGTTTTGGCCCATGCTCTCCAGCTTCTTCGGCTCGTATGGAGTTTCGTTGTTTAACTTCTTCTGAATCAACTGGTTTTTGCGGTTGCGCTCCAAGTTCTGCTGTTTCAGGCGTTTATAAGCCGAATACGCCTGAGCGGCGTCGCGGAACGTGCGTCGAACCTTTAGCGTCTTTGGGTCAACGGTATCGTTGCTGTCGTTCGTTTTGTCACTGACATCAAGACGCAGCCCACGCGGCCTATCCCCGACGTTTTCAATGCGAGGTGCTTTGTCCGCGAACTTGTCCGTAATGCTTGGGTCGAAGGGTTTTGCTACGTCTGCCATATCGTTATTGGTTGAGCCAGCACGCTTTGGGAAGCGGACTTGCAGGATTCAGGAAAGCGGTTTTGTCGAGCCAAACAGCGGTGCGGTTGCAGTGCCGCATGACGTTGCACGCTCCAAGTTTTTTGCTCGTCGTTGTGTCCCTCGCGGAGCGGATTGCAGCCGTCGTTCGTTCGACCGCATTGATGCAGCTTCCGCATCCGCTCTTCCACTTCACATTGTGGTCGCACTGCTTGCAAATCTCAGCCCGCGCTTCTGCGACGCCCGCATCAACACCAAGCGGTTCATTTTGCTGATTGATTATCGACGACGACCATGCTTGCAGGTCATTCAAAAGCGTCGGTTGCGCTACAGGAGAAACAAATGGCTGCTGTAAAGCCTGTTCATTGTCATAAAAATGACAAAAGTTAGGCCAACGGCTACAGAAATACTCATGTATCTCCGGCTCAACGTCTTTGTATGGAATGTCATTTTCAGCGCGATACGCCTCAACAACGCTCACCAATTCTTGAAGGGAACCAGCCCTTAAAATCACTTTCCCTTCTGGGAAGTGAAATCCATTCGGGGGCATCATTCCTTGAATCAGCTTCATAACACAAACTCATGCAAGCACTTCGGGCAAATCGTCGTATCTTTCTTCGGCTTTTCCTCTTTAGGCTCAGGCACTTCCGCTGGCGAGCCAATCATATCCGCAATCTCCTGCTCTGTGAATCCGACGACCGTCTTGAACGACGGGTCTGCCTCCAGAATCGCATCGAGTTCCGAGGACAGAACGTCGTCGTCCCACGCCGAAAGCTGGGCGAGTCGGTTGTCTGCGATGGTGTACGCCCGAATCTCGGCCTCAGACAGGCCGGAAAGCCGGATGCATGGCACCTTTTCAAGGCCCAGTCGGCTCGCTGCGAGAGCGCGACCGTGACCAGCCACAATCCGGTTGTTTTCGTCAACGAGTATTGGCACCGTCCAGCCGAATCGCTTTATGGACTCCGCAATGAGGTCGATTTGCGAATCGGTGTGTGTGCGCGGGTTGAATGCGTAACGAGTTAACGCAGACAGGTTTGTTTCTTCGACTTGGTATGGCTTCTTTTTGCTCATTCGACAGAGTATTTATGACGCGCCCGCTTCAGTCCGGACGGGAACTTGATTGCTTCGCTCGTAAACGACCGCTCACTGAATACCACTCGGTTCGTCGGCTGACTAGTAAATCTCCCATTGTCAAGTGCCGCGAACACGAATTCTTTCGACTGCTCCGGCTCGTCTGAAAACCCGTCGTTGAATGGGGCAGCGGTGAAGACGTACTCGCCTTGAAACTTTCGGTTGCCGCACTGAGCGACGAGCGGGAGTCCGCAGAGGTAGGTGTACGCTATTGTCGAGAACTGCCAGCCGTAGCATCCCCACTCCTGCGATGCGCGTGGCCCCCACCCATCAACGGGACGCTCTCGGCTTGCGAGTGCGTGCAGCGGAAGCCCCCTGTAAATGGCTCCGCTCTCAAGCATCACCGAGCATCCCCACATCCTTGCTGGCGTGGATGTTATTGCGAACCAAACCGCAGGGATGAATCCCTGTGGTTTGATGTGCGTGAATCGCGAGTCCACCCAAACGTACTGATGCCGAGGGAGTTCCCCAGCGAACGTGTACATCATTCGCTTTCTTCCTCTTTATCAATGATTTGCTGAGTCGCTCTAATCAGTTCGGATGCAATGCATTTCAACAAATCAGCATCGAATGTTTTTTGTCCGATGTTGACAGCGACGCTTGCCTCTCCATTAGATGCTTTGGCGCAGATAGTTACAACAGCATCCAAGTTTTGGCTATGTAACACAAACTTCGCTGCATCGCGCATGATTTTCTGCGCAGTCTCAAGCTCATGGGGCTGTTCTTGGCTCTCGCTTGCGGACTCTTTGTGATGGTACGCACCGTTGATACCATCCGGCAGGTGCTGCGTGCCATCAAAGTCGTCGCAGTCGTCGAACTCGTTGAGTGGTCTGCTTACCATTAAGCCTCCTTTTGGAAAACGCCTGATGGCAACATCTTGCCTTTGCGGTTGCGTATCTGCTCCCATGCGGCACCAAGGCAAGACTGCAAGCTAAAGCCCTCAAGGTGAGCAACATTGATGAGGCAGACCGTTATGTCTCCAATCGCGTCGGAGATTGCATCACGGTTGAACGCCGCTGCAACGCCATCGGACTTGCCCGCCCGCATGAGCGCATCGGCAAGCTCGCCGACCTCCGAGACGGCTTTCATAAACTGCGCGAGACTCGTCGAATGCTCGTAAATGCCGCGCTCCTCAGACCACTGCCGGACGGCAGCTTCAAGGTCATTTAATGTCATGGCGTCGGATGTCGTATTGGTTTTCCGGCGAGCAAATCCACGCCCCCTTGCCTCCCGCGTACTCGGCAAACTCGGTGACTCCACCTTCGGATTTTGCGACTGCGAGTATAACTTCGACTGCTTTCCTTTTGCCCCTAAACGCGACTTCGACTTCGCGTCCGTTTCGTTTGACGTAGTACATTGTCTTGTAATGGTTTGTACAGGGTAGCCTCCCATAATTACTCTATGATATACCAGTCTTCGGAGAGCATATCCGTTTGCGAAGCAAGCCAACCACTGAGGACAATCATTCCCGACACAATTTGCAGATTCATCCCCTTATTCCAATCAGCGCGTGCAACGCGCTTGCCAAGCTTCATGGCTTCGATGGCCGCTCCGAACGTAATCCCCTCCACTAGCCGATACGCCCTCTCAAAAACCTCCTTAGGACTCCAAGAGATGTAGCCATCGAAGTCGGAGTGGTTTGGCGTTCCGCCATCCGTATATTCGACGAGATAGCCCTCTTTTGCCGGATTCCCGTCTGGCAGCGTCGTCCAACCGCGCAGGTCGTTGTACTCACCAAGCGTCATTGGCTTGGCGTTAATAATTTTGGTGCCGATGTATGTATTCATGTTTTTTGGCCGTCTCTCCGGCCTGTCACACCACTCTTATGCGTCGCCATCGGCATTACCCGTGACCGCGAGCGGCAGGTGTCGCAAGGTTTGTTACGCGAGGGCAGGTTCGGGTTTCGCTGTCGTAACTTCCTCAACGAAAGCGTTTACCTGCGCGACGAGTTGTGCGTCGATGTGCGTTTCGGCGAGCTTCTTGAGCAGCGTAACTGCCTGAGCGAGACGCGCTTTCGGCCCTTTGCGAACAGCTTTCCGGCCTTTCGGCGCGAGCAACTCACAAGCCTTTTCAAAACCGAGCGCGTGCAGTCGCGTCCAGTTTGAAACAGTCACGCCGGAGATTCCGTACTTTTGTGCAATCTCGGAGATGGTTGCTGTTTTCCTTGCTTCAGCGACG